CGCCGTAAAAATCCGCGTCGCCGAGGATGTTTTCTACGGTCAGCGAGCCGCCGCCCTTGCATTTCGGATACTGCGGCGGGTACTGCGTGATAATCGGCTCGGCGAGCTGATAGATTAGCGTCATAGGGTTATTCGATAGCCACTGCCTAAACCCCGCCGCATCTGGAGTTGCAAGCCTCGATTTTAATATCCTTACATATAGTCGTCCGTTTAAAGCCCCAACAAAAATGCCTTCCTCGTCCGAACTGAAAATTAATTTAGAGGTAAACCTATCACAAATTATATTGGTAGAGTCTGTTGTTGGAATGTGCATTGTATCGCTCAAATCAAGACTGAATAGTAGCAAGGTTTTGGTAGCGCTTAAATAAACCGACCAATTTTCACCGGCACTACCGTCAAAAACAGTCTTGCTCACCTTTTGCGTAAACACGCCCGTATTGACGTTGTACTCGTCCGCAACCCCATCCGGCACCGACCGCATGACGATGTTTGGCGTAAATGCCTCGGAAACGGTGTTGTCGCCTGCGTCTTTTGACGTGATTTTGGCGGGAAGAGAATTTAAAACGCCGTCCGTCACGCCCTTCACCGTTAAGCCTAATTTACCATCGGCTGCGTTTTTGGGGAGTGTAGCTTCGCCCGTGGTCGTCGTTGCCGTCACGGTGTCCTCGCCGTTAGGGTTTAGCGTATCAAGGGTGCGGGCAAGCGCTTCAAGCGGCGCAAGGCGTTTTTCGGTGTTGAGATGCTCGGCGGCAAGGTCGGCGCGTATGTCGGCGTGGGCGGTTTCGGAGGTGTTGTGGGCTTCAAGCATTTTTTTACTCAATGCGTAATTTATGAAATTAAAATCGTCGCGCATTTAAAATTCCCCCCATGTGATTCCGTTCCACACAAAAACCTTTTTTGTGTCAAGTTCAACGAATCTTACTCCGACGGTCGTTACCGTAGGCTTGGCGTCTGTTGAATTGCCGTAGTAAGTCATAACCCGATATGGCACAAAATCATTAGTCGCTTCATCCCATATTTGGGGTATCGGGTTGCCTTGTTCGTCTCGTAGAATCTCACTATATGCCATTTTAATCACCTATCCTTTTAAGTATTACAATGTGAATATAATCGCTGTTCGGTATTGTCCCCACCTTGCCGTCCGTGTACTCGACCGCAAACTCACCGTAGAAATCGCCCGCCTCCGCCACTTCCTCGGCCTTGAAAATCACGACGACGTTCGGGAGGTCTGCCACATCTACCTCACGATTGATTTTCTCGCTACCGAACGTGTCTGCCATGCGGAAGTATACTTTGCTGGCGGAGTCAAAGGTGCCGTCTGCGGTCGTGAGCGTCGCTTTGAGCGCCGTGCGCGCATCTCCTTGTTTGGTGATAAATTCGTACATACTATACCTCCTCGTGCCGCTCTAAGACTTGGAAGGGCTGCAGGAAATAACGTTGCGTATATATGTCGATAGCCTCGACGGTCAGGGTGTTTTCGTGCGGGGTGATTTCAAGGATATTCGTGTGGGGGAGAATTGATAAAACAATATTCATATCAGTCATCCTTTTTTTCGGCAGTCAGTTTTTGTTCTCGTATCTGCTTTTGCATAACCGCCGCAATATTTTCCGTAAGCTCTTTGAGCACATAAAAGACAACAGTGGCCGGAAGCTTGCTTGCGTTGATTTCAGCGATGAGTTTTTCTTTGAATTGACTTATTTGTAAATCAATCACGTTATTGCCTCCTCAATCTTCATGCTGAATCGCCATCCAAAATACGCCAAACGAAGTGGTATCGGTTCGTGTTGCATATACTCTCATACCATTTAAAGTAATATCTTCTTTTCTACAACAAACCTCCTGTATTCGTGTTCCGGGAGCGGCCGAGCTTGCTATTGCGAAAGGTATTATTTTGTCAGCACTTGTAAACAATTCATCCGGAAATGAAACATCGACATACGCTGGGCTACTCCCTGTTGAAGGATAAATCATAGCCAGTCCAGAGGCGATTTTTATTTTCCCAACGCCATTCAACAAGTCATACAGCACGGGTGCGTTATTAATTGTAAAGTTTTGAAGTGGAACATTAATATTAAAGCTGTCCGAGCCCCAATCAAATACAGGTAAACCTTTGGTAACGGTTATAGCTCCGGAATTCGAACTTGTCAATCTGTCTGAAAACACAAATAAGAACTCATACGTTTTTTCATAGTTAAATATATAACCTAAACTTACGTTTCCCATCGAGGTATACTTGTTTCCAGATATCGTATAATGCACTCCGGAAAGAAGCGTACCACCGACAACCCATGTTGAAGAACCTTTTTCTCGATATTGCCACGATAATGTCAAAGTGTTGCTTTGCGAGCCAAAACTTTCATTAAAATAATTTCCCGAAAATACTGCAACCACTTGACCCGTTGTAGGCGCCGGTCTGAAAAAGTTAACCGATGCTGTCAAAGGTACATATTGCACCATAACAGGGTTTAAAATTTTGCTCGCGGTATTGCCTCGGCTGTCGGTAACTGTAACCACGAAAATCGACGCTTCGACGTTTGGTATTATAAGAGTGCTTCCTGGAACATTGATACCATTAACCACTTTGGAAACTATTGAAGCTCCTTTTTTACCCGATGCTATAATTTGAATATAAGCGGTTGACTTATATCTTACAAGTACATTTGGGTTATCTGTTAGTGATATTGTTGTAGGATTTATGTCAGTAACAGTTGCATCAAGTTCCGGGTTAGCATTTGTAATTGTCCCAATAGCTGTTTTTGTACTCGTACCTAACAGCGTTCCTCCGCTATATGTCCTTAAAGTAAAAGTGAAGGTCCCACTTTTGACGGTAGACATCAGATTATATATTGTATTGAGCTCTGAAGTAGTAAAATTGACCTGCGTACCGCTCGTAATGTTCGATATAGTCTTTATCGTTGTGCCACTATAGCTGATAGTTAAATTATCAGTAAAACCGGAACTATATTTTGTAAAAGTGATAGTAATGGGGTTGCCGACATTGAAATTGCTAATCGAATTTAACACGCTTGCTCGCGGTATCGTCGTTAACGGCATGGACCCGGTGCCGCTTAAAGGTCCCGGCGTGTATTCTCGATCAAGCATATCAATTGAGAACGCGACCGATAACGTTTTAGTTCCATCAGAATGATGCGGAATAACAGCAGTACCGGTAGTTATGGTAATAGAGCTGTGAGCAGGGAGGGTAAAATAACCCGAAGCGCTTCTCGAAACGTTATGAACGACCGTACCATCAAGGGTTATGGTTCGACCTATTTTATAAGTGGAGAAGTGATAACCGGTATTTGCTATTAACCGCAAGGTATAGCTGACGGTAGACGTATTATTCACAACGTCAGTTCCGATTTCGGTGACAGTAAGTTTTAAAGTAAACCGATTATTAGAATTGTTAACTGAAAAATCAGCCATTGGGTTTTACCCTCCCACATAGAACACACCGGTCCTGCCGGTACTGTAATTTTGTATGCGCGAATTGTCACCAATCTTTATATACGTCTTTACGTTGATAAATTCCGTATCTACGGTCGCCCTGCCTTCGGCGTCGATACCAGCGTAAAACAAGGTCTTTTCCGTTGAACCGGATTTGTCTATCACTTCCATACCGGCTTCATCTACCAACGATTTGGTTTGCGAGGCATTGCTGTCAATTATGAGACCGTCGTCGCTGAACGTATATCCTTTTTTGGTGTGTATTCCGCCGGTCTCACCGTTCCAATAGAAACCTCCATCGCCGAAGGAGAAACTACCATCGTTAAGGTTTATCCAACTTGACCCGTTCTGACTTATCAAGATTCCGGTTCGTACGAAAGCCGCGTTAATCGAACCGTCCATTGTTATAGCGACACTATACTCACGCAGTGGATTGTCAGCGCCAGTAACGTTGTCGCTATATCCAAGGCCAGCGATATTCCACCGCCATATCTTTGTCGCAGCATTTGGATCAGGATTGTCCATTATGAGTATTTCGTTGGTCGATCCGTTCTCGCGAATAAGTACGTTACCGCCGATGGCATTATTAAGAAGTTGTGCCGCTTGGCTTGTTTGCGCTGCAAGCTCCAAAGCTTTTTTTGTCTCGGCTGCTATAGCTGCAACGGCTTTCTTATCCTGCGAGTATTCGCCCCTGAGCATTGTACTTTCGCCGTCGGCCGTTATGGTGTGAGATCCTCTATATCGCCATGTTGTTTTTGTAATTAGCAAGGTTACGTCGTCACGTTCTTCAAGGGGCAGAAATGGTTGAATATAATGACTTCGCGACAGCCCTCGAGGGTTGCTTATCGTCACGTAGTCTCCTGCCTGTAGCGCTGGGTCACCTATAAAGTCAACGCTCCCAGGGACATACTGTACGGATATAAGCTTGCCAAGTATGTTAGCGAGAGTAGTAATACGCTGGGCATCTGTCTTATCTAGTAGCAACGGATTTTCGTCCAGTTCCATTATTTTGCCGTCATCAGCACCTTGAACGAATTCTACGCCATCCACCGTCATGCTGACTTTTGTAATCGTTAACGTAAAATCTGATACGGTAGTTCTGTACCGTTCATCCAGCGATATGGTGCGGACAGGCATGCCATTCGGCGTATTGATCTCCAACTGGCCCAGCCGGTTCATCCGGGCATATCCTCCGGCCAGTTGGCATACCCACATCAATAGGTCTCTGCAGGTATCGATTTTACTCTCTTCGGGCAGCGTATACACAGTTTCATTGTTAGCCCAATCGGCACCATCCGACGCTAAAGTGACACCGGCTTTTAAGCAACAAGACAGCGCTATGCTGTGGAGTGTACCGCTGGTCGTGACGCCGGTAAGATCCGTATCAAAAAGGATTAATCCATCCAACGCTTTGAGATCTACGGCGTCTCTCGACCGAGTTATCTCTGTGACGTAAAAAAAGCCAAGAGGTACATACTCCCAAGCGTCAGGGCCAGTTTTGAGCCCGTACTGCAGCGCAATACGGGCCCCGTCTAACATATACGGATTTTCAATTATATCGGTCGTTAGAGAAACACTTATTTCAGACGCACAAACCGAGCCGATATCGATATCACTACCACTTACGATTTGCTCGGTAAAATACAGACTGCCCTGAAAAATGTTTTCATCACTAATCTCAAGAACAGTGCCGTCTTTGGTTGTAATGGTTCCCTGGATTTTATCTTCAACCACCGAGTCTTTAATCGCAGCCTTATACGCCGCCGAAACCGGATACATCGAATTATCTCCCCTAGTACTCTATTAAATTGCAGGACAGTGACCAGCGACTTTGCTCAAGCGGCGAAGACTTTCCTATAAGCCTACCTTCCCGATCTCCTGAATACATGATTGCGGTTGTCATGTTACATTTTGTCGGGTTGAAAAAAACAACCGTAAGTTTAGCAGGAAAAAGCGCATCAGTTATAACTTTTAATTGCGCTACCGTTACCCATTCCCACCCGAGAACGATTGTATAGGCCCCCGCACGTATCCGCTGCCTATGTAGCTTAGCAGCCGCTTCTGTACGTTTTGACTTATCACTGTCAACGTCTCGCAAATACACGGCATATTGTGTTGGCTCGGGAAGACTAACGCCGTCTATACTGATTGTTGCCACACCTCTCACCTTCCATTTGTCTTAATACTTTGTCGACGTCGTGCTCTGACAATATACGGCTCAAGTTGGTCGTTACCGATGTATACATACACGTCGCCCGGCTGACCATCTATACTGGCAAAATTTAATCTGCTAGCAAGTTTCTCAGCAAGTATATCCATCCATGCAGTGTTGTTTTCAAGTGGTATAACAGCTTCGCGGCCGCGTTCGCCAATCATCGCTACTGTTGGAGCATCTATAATTGCCCCGCGTGCAAGCTTCGGTATTTGAGGAACAGGTAACGGGTTTTCATTCCAAAGGCCTTTAAATGGAGCTATACCGAATACCTCAATACCTCGAATTTTATTTAACAGTCCATTAATAGTGTTAAAAGGAGAGGCGATGATCGTATTAATGCCGGATATAATTCCATTTACGACCGTTTTGAAAACATTTGCGATTCCCTCTTTTATGCCACTGAATATTTTCCCGCCTGTACTAAACACATTTTTAACACCTTCCCATGCCTTGCTGAATGTATTCTTAAACCAGTCAGCAACGCTACCGAAGGCGCTCTTAATGCCATCCCATATTCCTGCGAAAAAGCTTTTTGCTCCACTCCATGCCGTCTTAATACCTTCCCATGCCTTGCTGAATGTATTCTTAAACCAGTCAGCAACGTTACCGAAGGCGCTTTTAATACCGTCCCATATTCCCACAATAAAACTTATAAATTCGTTCCACGCCTTTTCATGCCGCTCTAATGCTTTGTCGATTGCATTCTTGAACCAATCCCATATTCCCACAAAAAAAGCCTTGATTTCATCCCAGTATTTATAGATAGCAAGCGCCGCTGCGACAATTGCTGCAACAACCAACGCAGGCCAACCAATCAAAACAGCCAATGCTACTCCTACAGCTACTATAGCAGCTTCAAGCGACCAAAAAGTCTCTTCTGAGAGTTTACCCGCGTTTATCCAATCTTTTATCCCAGTAACCAGCAAAGCTATACCTCCGACCAAAAGTGCCACTACTCCAGCCGTAAGGCCAAAAAGACCTGCCACGCCCAACACCACGGCCCCCAGTCCTATCAGAGTTTGTGTCAGGTTATCCCAATCAATGCCGTTGTTCCACATTTCAATTATGCCGCTTATAAATTTAACTGCTCCAACTATCGCTGTTACTATAAAAAGCAGGTTGCTAAGTGACAGTCCAAAAGCACTTCCGACTTTCCATGCGAGAAGCGCAATACCTATATCTCTCACTACCATGAGGATATCATCAAGATGTTGTTTTATGCTATCGGCAAAAGCAAGTATTTCGATGGGTATCTCCGCTTCTTCGAACATTTGGTCTGCCGTAGGAGCACCTGCTGTAGATTCGTCGGCACTTTGACTTATAACATTTAATTGGTCGAAGCTTGCAAGCTGGCCTTTCATCGCTTTAGTAGTATCTTCAATGCTTTTGCGATAATCAACCTGGGCTTTTTTGGCTTTCAAGTACGTTGCATTTCCTCCGAACAACCTCGCATTGAAAGCAGATACTGTGTTCATTGCTTCGATAAAGGCATCTGTAATGTTTACAATAACGGGAGTCAACGACTGTAAGACGGGCGCAAAGGCTGTTGATAGTGCATTTCGGACCTGCAAAAAGGAAGTGGATAAATCAGACATGCTGTTGTTGAAACTATCTGAGTATAATGCAAGATCCTGAAAACCTTTTTTAACCGCGTTTATGGCTGCTCTCATGACCATCCGCAACGCCATTAACTTAAACATATTAGCAGTCGTAAGTATAGATTTGGATAGCGGGATTGTGCTTTTTCTTAATTCGTTAAAACCAAATCGGGCTTTCTGAGCGTTTACCCCCGCTTTTCGCGTCATTTCACTGACAACCTGCATTTTTATCCTATATCTAGACAACTTAGTTTCTGTTTTTTCGATCGAGGTTCCCAATTTGCGATAGGCTTTATCAGCAGCGAGTAGTTTTTCTACGGCTTCATTTAACTCTGCGCTGCTATAAGGCAGGAACTTAAGTTCCTCCACCTTCTGGGCAGCAATTGCATCCCTTTGCGCGTCTAGACGCCGCAATTCCGCCTCCAGCTCTTCCACTTTTGCCTTTGCCCTGATGTATGCCGCGCTTATCATTTTGGACGATGATTGTGTTGCCTGTTCAACACCAAATAAGGCCTTTTTTATCTTATAGAAGCCCTCTCGCATACCGCTTTGGTCTATTTTGGTACTTATCGTTATGCTCCCGTCTACCATTTGTCTCACCTTCTTTCGTATAGAAAAAGCACCTACCTTTCGGTAAGTGCTTTTAATTTAGTCTAATTCTGCGCAAAAGTATGACTTAAGAATATCATTCAGGCATATCTAATACAAATTCGGCTTTTGAATTCGACAACCACGTGCTTTTTACTTCCAATGTAATTTTCTTTGTCGTAACAGGAACTTCAAGCGCATAATACCCTACCATCTTCTTTCCAGGAGAAAGCGAACCGTCCAGCGTACCGTCGGAAAACTCCAGCGCAGCTCCGATCGAATAATCGCATTTCACATCATCAGCATAAGCATCGAACAGTAAAAGGGTACTAATTTGCTTTTCTTCTTCGGAAATATTTTCGATTGTAAATTTGACTCCCACAAAAGTCTTCCCAGAGCTAGGTTTGTTGAACTCCGAGCCGTTACTCCTTTTAATTTCATTAGCTGTAATTTTTAAATCGGAAAAAACTGCTGTTTCTGTTAGGGCGAACACTTCGTTTTTTGACGCTTCTTGCTTACTAGAATCACTGCTCCCCTCTGTTTCTTTTTTTGGCGTATCCGAGGAACTGCTTGCGATGGCCAAAATAGTAAAACACGCAATCGTTAGAAGCACTCCAAGCATTTTACTTCTCTTTAGCATTTTTACTCCTCCGTTTTATAAATAAATAAAAAATAAAAATTGCGCTTAAGGAAAATAAAATATCCCAAAGATCACCTTTTCCTCGGATTGCTCCCAACGCTTGAAATAATTCAAATAATAACAGACAACCTGCAGCAAATAAACAGGATAAAAGCAAATCAGATATCCAAAAAAACAAGGCCGCAGATAAAGAAAATGACCAACACATATCTGCCAAATGGAATTTAATAAAAGAAGAACAGTAATCCGGTAACTTCTTCAGTGAAACAAGCGGCGGTTCCCAAAAATACAGCCCTTCAAACAAATCAGGAGGTGATTTAAAAAGAATATATACACCTGCCCCGAAAAGAAGGGGTAAAATAACAAAAATTATAAGGTAGTGCACGCCAAATCTATTTGTTGCCCCTTTTTTGTCATTATATTGGGAAAGCATATTCTGTGATATCCCCCCTGCTTCCTCAATATACAACAAAAAAGGAATATTGTCAACTTTTTCCTAATAACCGCAAGAATTCATTCTTTGCTTCGTACTCTTCAACAGTGTAGTTAGTGGGTAATTTCAGAATATCATCAATACGGGCACAGTATTCACGTTCTTCTTTCGTAAGCTTACCACGCGATCGTCGGTAACGTAAATCTATTAGCCGGCGAAAAAAACAGTCTTCACGTAAATCTGAAAACATCGAGCACCATTTCCACCAATGCAAATAATCAATGTTTTCAAGGTCAATCCCGTACGATTGCCTCATTGCAGTATAAATATATTTTGCGTCTTTTTCGAGACTGAAAACCTTCTCAGCTCTTACGTATGCGTCTTGATTTTCATCCCCACAATTCAAAAATTTCATTCCTAGCCGAAAAGCCTCTTGAAGGTTTTCCGGTATCTCATTATACAACAAATTAAGTAGAACAACTTCTTTTTCATGCCTTGTAAGCTCCGGATCCTCATAAGCCTGAACAATCCGCAGACAAATCCGAAAATCGGTGTTTATGCTATATTCTCTATCGTCTATCTCTACTGAGGTTGGGAGATGTTCGAATAGAATGTTCATTTTAGCGCTCGCCTTTGCTCCCTATTACCGATATATTTTTTCAGCTTGTCAGAACGTGCTTTCTGTATATACGGTGTGATTCCCTCGAAGAACTCCGCGAACATATTAAGTGTATTAATAGATCCAAAAACGATATCACTTGTCCCTTGTCCGAATATTTTATCTATTTGGCTTCTAAAATATTGGCACGCCTCACGGAGTAGAGCAATCCTCTGTTTTGTATTTAAAGGAATGCCGTAAGCGTCAAGAGTTTCATCATTTTCTAGCTCTTGTGCTTTCGCCTGATACTCCTTGGATTTGTTTTCAAATTCGGACAACAGATCATAAAATCGTTCAACGAATCCTATATCTTCAGGATTAAAAACCAGCTCTCTCTTAGGATCCCCGTTTACGGTGAGACGTATTTCGCCCGTATTAATATTCAAATTCATATAAAAACCTCCTTAAACAGAAACAGAGAAGCCCCACCTAGTAGGCAGGGCTTCTGTCGTTTTTGGCTTATGCTCCTGCCTCTGCCATAATAACTTCTTCGAATACTGCTGCATTTGATACGGTAATTGAATCTGAAGCAGCAGCATAACCATCCTTTGTCACTGTGTATGGATAACTTCCCGCCGCAAGGTTGATGCTCGCAAAACCCAGCGCATCGGTAGAAAGGATCGTGTTGTTGACAACAATCTGTGCTCCTGCTATTCGCGCATCCAGCTCATCGACCACACCGAACGTTACAAGGTATGTCGCACCGGTGTCTGGAGTAAACGTGCCGGTGGCCGGTGTGAAAGTACCGTGTATCTTCTCTCCAATCCAGTGGATGTTGAAGGGAATGTCCAGCCCTTGGGTGTTGCCACCGTAGCTTTGCACGGCTACGACGCCCTTCTGTATCCATGCAGCGTATACACCATCGCTCACGACGTCGAAAACATTCACACACAGGAAAGTGTGTTCAACATCGCTGAGGGTCTTCCGGTTTTTAATGATGTCGTAGAGTATCGCGAACAGCTTACTCTCACGTTTCGCACGCATAGGCGTGACATCTGTCTGCTCTTCATACCTGTCTAGTGTGGTCGTAACGGCTCCCGTCACATCCACGACCGTTTCCACATTGGGATTAAGCGCGATAGACAAATCCTCTACACCTGAGCCTATAAGCTCCCACTCCCGTGTCGCTGTCGAGGAAACGTCCATGAAAAGCATAAATTCTTCGCGTTTGATTTTGCCGATTCCTGTAATGCTCATATCGCACATCTCCTTTTTTTTATAATAAGTTGTATCTGTATCTGGTACAACCCGGTGCCATCATCATATAAGTCCACCAACATAGAATTTGCTACCTCGATATTGTCTACGGTATAGCCGCCGGGCAGCACCGGATAATTGCCGGCTGCGTTTTGTTCTTCAAGCCATTCGGTAAGACCTTCGACAAATCCGTAGTTGTCCTGGCGGTCAATTTCGTCCGCCGTTGCTTCCCGGGCCAAAAAAATATAGCTGTTCTGGTAAGTGTGGTTGCCGACCACATCCTTCGTAATTTTTCCGCTTCCAGACATGGCCACTGCGTAACTTGAAGCTTCTTCTTCTGGCCTGTCGGTTTTGATTTTCTGTAGCTTCATGCCCGAGTATCCGGACAGGAAGTCCTGCAACGCTTTGATAATAGTCATTCAGGTCTACCTCCTGCCGCGCGGGCGATGTCGGCAAGAATTTTGTTTTTCTTGTCCTGCCACATCCGTTTGTCCCAAAAAGGTCCGCGTTTTGGAGCGCCATGGTATTGCAAGTCTTTGTCGATTACCTCTTTGCGTTCACCCGGTTTTGCGTATGCACTTCGTGACTTAACACCCACCATCACTTTTCCGTAATACTGGAATCGGGCATAGGGAGTATTATAAGTTACACTATCAGGAGCGATAATTCGGGTGCTTTTCAGGAGTCCAGTTTGAAACGGCACGTATGGATCCATTTCTGCGGCACATCGCACGGTAAACACCTGCTGTATTCTGCCATTGGGTTCGAGGCCGCGTTTCCGGAGCATAGTGCCGAGGTCGTCCAAATTGGTCACGACCGTCATTTACCCGACACCTCCCAATGGTCCATACCACTGCCAAAGCCTTTAGTGTCCACGGAAGTAATGGTCAGCACATCATCATACCCCTGTAGCTCTTTTGTTGACCTGTCAATCTCGACATCCAGGGCGCCTTTTACAACCACATCCCCGGGTTGCAATGTCCAATAGCCGGTTTTGTCTGTCAGTGCTGCCCACTCCTTCGGCGGCCTGTACTCGTTCCTGGAAGCCTTGATTGCCATCGGAATAATAATCTGTACGCTGTCGGTTGATGTCGCTCCAGTCCGGCGCATAACCGCACCACTGATAGCATTCCAAAACACGCCGTACAGCACTGTGCGTTGCCATTTCTCCTCGCCGTCTTCCCTGTGCTTGTTATACACGGTCACGGTGTGCGGAAACATCACAACCACCTCGATGCGGCGATCAGATCCGGAATGTACATGGCGGCCGCTTCGTATAGCCTGGCTTCGGCGCTTTTGGGCTTTGTGTTATAAGTGCGCGACCAGCTGCCTACACTCTGGCTTGCCGGCTCGCCACCCTGCTCGTTTATATGCCAGGCCTCAGCGACCGCACAGGCGGCCATTTTGACCGCATCCGCCGGCGAGGAGGAGGCGGCCCCGCCGGCGGTGATACGGTCCAAATAGGACGAAGCACGCAAGATCAGTCTGTCAAATTCAGTCTGTGAGGCGATGGCGCTGCCTTTATAGGCGTCTGTGTAATACTCGTAGGTAGCATAAGCCGCCATGCCTTATTCCTCCTTATCCAAGATAACGCACCGCGAGCTCCGGATACATGGTTTTGTAACCGTAGAGAACGTCCGCAGACAGCATCTCCTTCTTGTACTTCATGTCATAGCCTTTGACCACGCGAAGCGTAATGCCGTTATAGCTGGTTACATAGCTTTCGACACCCGACGGAGCAGCCAACGGTCTGGTCACGAACGCAAATGCAGACGGATGGAATACCAGGTTGGCAGTGTGATTGGCTGTAATCACAACCTCCTTGTCGGCTGCGGCAGTAATAGCCGGATATACACTTACGGTGATTTCGTTATCTTCCGCAGTCGCATCCGCTGTTACCACACAGACAACACTGTTGTCTATTGTAAGTATGTCGCCCTTTTTGAGGGTTCCAGTTAATGTTCCGGAACCAGAGGTTACGGTCACATCGAGAGTAACACTGGTACTTGCGGTCACAGCGGTTTTAACTGTAATCTTCGCGCCCGTGCCGCCTGCCGCAAGCGTGCCCTTAGTGTGCTTCTTAACAGCTTGGGACATAAAGTTCTCGATTCCCATTATGCGGCCAAGAGAACCGTTGCGAAGGGCCTCCGTAGTACCGCTCTTATCAGCTTCGACAAAGGTGTCGATTTCGAGGAATTTCGCCTCAGCCTCGGGATCCCATACCGCATACCTGGGGGAAACAGGAGCCTTTTGAAGATTCAGAAGCTTCCTTGCTTTTGTCAGGTCGGACAATGCGCTTGGAGATGTTCCTGCTGTACCACCGATATAAGGAATATCTTTGTACAGTTCCAGCCCGTCAGAATTGATTTTCTGCGCCAGGGCAACTGCAGCAGGTTCGACAAATAGCCTGTTGAGATCGTCCACATTAGTAGCCATCTGGATTGCACCAAAAGCTACATCAACAGTGGCCAGTTTGTCCAGAGTTACCTCTACGGACTGCTCTTTTACGTCTTGCGCAGAAACTCCGCTCGTTTCATTAAAATCTCTCGCCTCAAGGATCACAGGCTTTTTCACTTGAATTGTTGCGCCCAGGCCCGGAACAAATTCATCAGAATAGTCTTTGTATACCAAGGCCGGGAACACAAGGTTTTCAATCAGTCTCGGCAACAGCTGCCTTGCGATATTTTTTACGGTAATGAATTCGTTTGCCATAAATTATCCACTCCTTTTTTGTTGCTTACTCTTTTTTCTTGCTAAAAACCGTTTTGTAGTACTCTTCGTCCGACATTTTGTCATAGTCAGAAGTACTTTTTCCATGCGAGCCTCCACTTTTTAGCCGAAGGCTCGAATCATCGTTGCCGCCATCGTCCCCATCATCTTTATCATCAAAGGCTTTCTCAATGTCAAAAAGAAACTCCGCCTCTTTCTTGAGCTTCTCAAGCTGAGTGTCCAGCCCGAGCAGTTTTTCGCCATCAAGCTTAATCTCGTCTAAATTTAACAACGCTTTAACGGCTTTGGTGTTCCTTGCCTTGTTAGCCATGAGCGCAGTTTCAAGCGCAAAATCGAGCTTAAGCTTTCCAATGTCGGCATCATACTTCTGCTGCGCAGCGGCCAAATCACTTTTCAGCTTTTCGATGTCCACACCGTCAAACTTTTTAACGGTATCCTGTAGCTCCTTGATGGTCTGATTAGCAGCGTTCAGCTCGCTGATTTTCGCATCGAGCTTCGCCTTGTCGACATACTGGCCGGAAGCCAGGTTTGCAAGCTTGATGTCCTTGTTGTCCTTGAGCTTCTCAGCCAACTGGTCATAGGTTAACGCCTGGTCTCCAAAAATTGATTTTAAGAATTCCATAACTCTTCCTTTCTCACCCGAGATTTAGCTTATAACCGCGCGGCCACTCCGCGCTGGGGTGCCCATGCAGTTAAACGCCGGCATGGTAGGCGAAATTAATTAATATATAATAAAGCCCACCTCAACGGTGAGCTTTATCAATATTATGCAAATACAATTATTGTCAAAATTGTGTCCTATATGGTAGAATTATAAAGAAAGTGAGGTGATAAATATGGGAACTAAAGGGTTAAAACCCGGAAATATTGCCCCTAAATCAGGACAATATGAAGTTGTTGGCCCGCAAACAAGTCGGGTAAGTAGGAATAGCAGCCTCTCATTACTATGGGAGGCTGCTATCCTATTCAAGAGTAAATAATTTCGGGTTATCCGTTATGACCATATAAAGTCCTTTTGCCAATTTGCTTATGGTATCTTCGTCATCCTCGATGGATAAACCAAAATGATGAGCTATCCCATGTAATATTTCGTGAAGCAATGTACGGCACTCACCCTGTTTGGACTGTAAATCGGAAGCTAATCGTATCAAGGCTTTGTCATAATCAATATGGCCATAGGCTAACTGACTTCCATTATTAAGCCTTTCTTCATATTTGACAGTGTAATCCACGCCGCCAATACGGACTTTATCAGGTATTTTCATGTCATAACCCACCCCAAAAATTAGGTGTGAAAAAACCATCTTCGCTTATACTGGAAGATGGTTCAATACAGGACATCATCGCGCCAATCATACAATTCAGGCAGCAAATCTCGCCCTGCTTTTATACTGTCATCAACTTTCCAAGCTAACCCTTCAATTGTCTCGTTCTCCGGAATCATCATAAGAGGAAGATGTTCGCCAAAAGCTTTAAAATATTTGTTATCTATAACGTTAAATCGTTTATCGGTTACACTAATCACAACAATCCCTCGGTATTTTTTATCAAACGATCCGGACTGAATTGTGCTTCAAAAAGATGCGCAAAGCTTTCTCAGAAGGTAGTTCATTGGTTTAATAATTTTGCTAGTGTACCATTTTCGTCGTCTTCAACGATTTCCCATCTACCCCTGGGAGAACTGCTGTCAAGCGGCGAAGGGGTATAAGGGGAATAGAGATAACCATCCGGTTCATTGTCGCGCTTTTCCCAGTAATCAGGACCCTCGTCATCGATAATTCGGAGCATAGGGCCGAAATCTCCGCCATCCTCAACACCAAGGCACTCGTAGACAGCACCATTTGTCAAACCGCTTCCAGCGCCGAAGCTCTCTCCAATATATCTGACTTTCATCTACCCTTCACCCCTTTCAGCTTAGTGTTATACTGTCTGCCATTCAGTTCGTCCCAGTGAACATCATAACGGTAGTATTTCCCATAAATTATACCACCTTTTTTCTGCCAAAGCAATGGTTCTCCGCCGTAAACCTTTGCAAGTTCTTGCGCATTTTTAAACACGGTGGAAGTTCCAGCACCTGCAATAACGCGAACTTTCTCAATAACTGTATCCTTAGGTATTATACCCTTTATGCGCGGATCTCCTAATGTTTGTTGCAATACTGTATCAGGGGCTTTGATAGTTTTAGGCAATGGGCGCTTAAGGCTTTCACCTCGCGCCTTCGCAGCCTCGCTCCTATCAAAGCCAATGACTTCCTCGCGTTCTGACTGCTGTTTCAACCCTGTCTGCTCAAGGAAGTCGTCCATCGTGCGACGCCATTGGTTGAGCTTAGCCGCCGCTTCATCGGTAGGCAACCCCGCAGCTTTCATGCCGAGATATTCCCGCTTCCATTTACGCAGCTTGCGTTCAATGCCACGCTGCGCCTGAGTGGCCTCGTATTCAGTCAGCTTACGCCCATTATATTCATACTTAGGCGCGCGCATCTCGTCAAGCTCGGCTTGCGTATAAACAGGCTCCATGCCTTCGAAGTAAGGGAAAAAGCTGTGCCGGCAGTTCCAGCCTCCCAATCCTTCACCTGTCCCGTATCCTGTAGACTGGCAAAAGTCGGGATATTTTGGATGCGTGCCGCTGCGGCTGAATATTTTACCTTGCCACACTGCATGAGAAGGACGGGCGCCGGCGTGCGCAGAAGTCTCGACCAGGTCACATCCCATATCCCCGGCGAGTTTGTCCTGGAGTTTTAGAGAAGTCTGATTAACTCCGGTCACAACTGCCCTTCGGACCGCAACATCAAGGTAATCTTTATGCCCAGATGGGTATGTAATCGAAGCAATCCCCTTATCGGCAAGATCCTTCACGGCCATCCGGATTGTACTGTTATAATCAAAGGCACCGGTGCTAATCTGCAGCCATGCCCGGTCAAGTGCATGTTCAAATTGACTGGTTGCCGTATTTGCTGTCGTGCGCGTCAGATTATCAAACAGTCCGTTTGTGGCGTCAATGCCGGCGCGTAATACAGCTTGCAAAGCAGGTGAAGCATCAAGAGGCGAAGGCGTTAGGCCTGCCGCTTTGTATATTTTCATATCTGTCTTGAGCGTTTCCACGCCTGCTTTTTTCATTAGCCGCTCAATCTCGCGCTTCCGCAAGCCAGTAACAGCAGACAGTTTTTTTAGAATCTCCTCATGGACCGCACCCATTTCTACAAGCTTTTTATACTGCCACTCTGCTGATGGTATAAAATCCATCTTAGACAGCCGCCGCGCCATGTCGGCTATGATATCGGCTTCAACTTCTGCATATAACGCGACAAGCCTGTCAGGGACATGGTTGAGATAAGAAGGGTTAAGCATTACTCTTCAAACTCCATCAGCTCATCATCCGTTAAGGCGGCGCCTGTCATCTTCTTCGCTGTCTTCTCATCCTCGCCGTACCATTTCATTCTAAACTCCCATGGCTGCATTAAGCCGTCCCGGACCTCCTGCAAATCCCGCTGGCGCTCTGACTCTTTGTCGATAATATAGCTGTCTTCAAAGTTCACTTTTATTTGTGTGTCCGGATCGACCGGCGCGCCAATCACTTCTTTACCAATCCACAGTATAGAACGGACAAGAGATATCAGCGCGCGTTCAACAACAATGTAGTGCTTGGCGGCATTCTGAATTAGCTCCTGCTTGTCGCCCATATACTGAGTAGCTGTGACGACGGAGCCGGCATTAAATTGATAATGCTTTGTGCCAAAACCGCATTTAAAAGACAGATAGTCGAGTTGAGCCTGTATCGCGTCTATGTTTTCTTGCACGCGCAGCGCTGGATTATACTCCTGTATCGGTTTATTGCCGTTTTCAGTTAGACCTTCATCGCCAACCTGCAGAAAAAGCTGCTGCGCTACATCGTCAGGAGTAATGGCATTGCCGTGCTGGTCATACTGGATAAGGGACTTGCTGAGAAAAACCTTTTTACCGCCAAGCTTCAAATCACGGCAAAAGTTGTTAAAAGCTAAATCAACACCCTTTAAATTGTCTATCGCATTTGCAAATATTGATATGCCTAGACCGTTTGAATCTTCTATGTTGTTTACGATATTCGGCGATATAATAGAAAACAGTGGTATGTCAGCACCGGTTACAAACGATTCAATTATTCCTTCAGGAAGCTCTTCAGGGGTAAGTGAACCCTCTTCCTCACGAAAGTATTGATTGGTTATTTCATACTCATTGTTATCATTGAGTATATGTGTCTCGATGTAGACATACTTTTTCCCCCTGCGCAGGACCTCAGAAACAAAAGCTACATCAATAATTTTGCCCTGTCGTAATGTTAGGGGGACAATATGATCCGCAGTTAAATATTCAATACGAATCGAAGCAACCTTATCTTTTACGATCTTTTCACCGATTACCTTCATACCGTCCACGCGGAGAACAAAAGCACCAGTACCAGTCGCAAAAGCTTTTTCGATAAGTGCATTCCCCTGTTCCCAAAAGTCATTGTCGCCAAATACTCCACCGAGCCCGTCTTTGCCCTGCACAAATTCATTGCTCTTTTGGTCCTCGATAACTATCTGTGTTTTTTCATTGAGGAGAATAGCCGCCCAGTCTTCACAAGCTTTTTTGGCCATTTTAAGCGTATATAATTCACGCTCAATTAAACGGTTATCTGACCCGCGTTCAACAAAACGGTGGAACGGTTTATAAAACCCTCTCCACCAAGCAATCCAGTCTGCTATATGAGCATAATATGAACTTGGCAAGTCTTCATAGCCAAGTCCTTTTTTCAAATATTCGATTACAGTTTCTATCTTCAACCTTTTCACCCCTCAATGTTATTGGGAGCTCCCAGTCTGCCAATTTTATCGCGGAAGGGTAGCCAGCTATATTGATCGGCATTTATCGTGTGATCGTTCCTGTCCTCCGGCTCATCTTTGTCTTCTTTCCAGCTGTATGTGTTCAGCTCCCGTATGCTTGCCTTGCAAGTATCGACGATGAGATAATCACCGTGCGCCATCCATCCTGCCTGCAGATTAATACGGTCGATTATCGTTGTTTTCTTCCATGCAGGATTAAATGTGTAAATGGATCCATGAGCTCTTTTATACTTCTGGCATTCAAGTATGGTCGCCTGGTCGGCTGAATCGATGAACACGTTTCTTGCAAAGCCCCATTCGGACCTGCACCTTTCAAGAAATTCAACAAGCCTTGGCGGAATATCGCTCGGGGACAGCGGGACCTTTAAATCACGGTTGTTATACACCCTTTCTCCGAGCGTTATCTTTTTTCTGCACACAGTAATGCCGGAAAAGACAAAGGCAAATACGTCTTCCGATTGCCGGCTATACGATGTATCCACACCGCAGGAAAACAATAGGTACTTGAATTCCTTCGCCCTTGCTGGCGTGATGATGTTTTCCGACCGCAGATTGAACACCAGCCCGGTCGCACGCCCGCGCAACCCGAGAATCTTGTTCTTGTACAGCTTGGTGCCTTCTGCGACGTTTTCAATAGCCTGCGCTTTCTTTTCGGGCGACAGGCCAAGATTGTGCTTAAAAGAAAAGAACCAATGCGTCCATCCGGGCTTTGGTTCTTCGCAGAGCATCTGATTTAGTTCTTCCGGAGCGTCGTCCTTAAACTCTGGGAGCGGCCGGCTATGGTTAATGTACTCTTTATACACCGGCAAATCCGGATCATCCGGGTTGAGGGTTGCGATCATGTAATCGCAACGCATAGCCGCTTCACGGACAAACTCCATGTCGGCTATGTTTATCTCGTCGATGTACAGGCAGCCATACTGCCCGCCCAGCGCCTTTTTCCATCGAGCCTTGTTGTCATAGCCAAACACATAGATAATCTTGTCTCGATAAGCGATATGCGGTAAAGAATGCTGCCCTCGGCCGGCAGCGTTATATTGCACCAGCGGGCCAAACACATCCAGGAGTCCAAGCTCCTTGTTGATGATATTCTTCTCAATTGTTCCCAAGTCTAAGCCGGCTAGGATGTGCAGTTTCTTTGGGCTCTCTGCAACCTTTAGCATGAATTTAAATATTCCTACCGTCGTTTTACCAGCCAGGGTCGTGCCCTCTAAGAATTCCACTGGAGCCTCATGCTTCAAAAACGCCTTATACTTCGGCGACAAAAGGAGTTGCTCGCTCAACGCAAACACCCCTATTTCTTAAGCTGTTCCAATATGGCTTCAAGCTTATCGCTTCCGGTGTCAACCTTACCGCTAAGTTCCATTTTATCGGGAAACATTTTGAGATGCTTGCCCAAGAGCTCCAAGGCCTTGAGTTTATCAGCAAGCTTGATTTCACGCTCGATGCCTTGCCCCTCGGGTGTCGGTATCATCTTGACCTTGACCGAGGCAATGGCCGCCGTGTCATCCTGAGCTGCATCTTCGCGCAAAGTGGCATCGTCCAGGTTGATAACATCCGGGGCATTGACAAAAGCTATTTTTGCAAGTTCCCGGAGGACACGATCGGCATTGATACCGGTCCGCTTGGATCGTTCCGCAATTGCCTTATCTATATACGCGCGAATATTAGGTTTTTTTAAGTTCTCACTGGCAATTACTGCTGCTGAATCTGGCGAATACCCTGCCCTTATCGCCGCCTGTGTCGCATTTAAATCGATAAGATATTCCTCAACAAACCGCTTTTGCTTCCTGGTCAAGATATTCACCACCTCTCAGTCAAAATAAAAGACGCAGCCAAGCGGCAGCGTCTTTAGTTGCTTTTACCCGCGTACAGTATATCACAGGTCAAATGTGCACTTCAATGCTGTGTTTTCAATCGCCTCAAGACCGCGTTTATGTAGTTCAATCACCCACCGATAATGATAAGTCATCTGTACTGCTATTTCATCAAATCGCAAACCTTTTATGTATTTTAAGGTCAGTACGGTTCGCTGTGCTGCGTTTGGGACGTTGTTAATTGCCTCGTAGACACGTTGGCGAATCTTCTGGAGTTTATCAATCTCTATATCGACTTCACGCTCCATATCTACGATCTTGGCCACAATGGACGATAAGCGGTCACGATCACCGGCGGGTGACTTAGCAAACACCAAGTCCTTATCCATGGGCCTGACTGTTTGCATAGCCAAGGCACGTAACCGGGATATTTCCTCCAGTTTGGCATTAATAGTATGCTCGGCATTTAAATACTGTTGCAAAAACTCCTTAGCTGTCATAGCCCGCTACTCCCTTCTTTATGGTCTGATACTTTCATTCAAATACAGCACCGCCAGCCCCAATGCGGCCATCAGGCCGCCGACCAGCCATGACGGCGCAACATTGCCCGATACTATCAACGCCCCAGCAATCATCGCACCATAAGCTATGACTGAACACAGCCCCCGGTGAGGCAATGCCCGGAATTGCCTTGCCAGCCGCTCAGCCTTAGTCATACAGTCGAGACAGACCTGTACGCCGTGAGGCACGGATGCTCCACAATAGAGACAACGGGATTTCTCGGTCATGGGCTTCAACTTCCTTCCTCGGCCTTTTTTAACGCCGCTTCTGCTTCCTTCCGAGTTAAATAAGCAAACTGCGAACCAACTTTATCCCAGCAATCACCGTCAGACAAATAGTACCCGTCCGGCAAAATCTGTATGCCCCGCACCGTAAACTCGCCGACATGCGGCTCACCCAGCGCATCATCACAAATGTAGTAATACGCTTTATCGCCGATTGCACATGGCAGTACAACCAGCCTGCCCTCAGCTTTGGCCTCTGCAAGCTCTGCGATCTCTTCCGGATCCAGTCCCGTATTTTCATAGTTTTTCAGCTTGGCAATGCAGGCATATAATTTTCCGTCCAAGGGCAATTCGTTTAACGGCCTTAATCCTTTTACGCCAAAAGTGCCATCGGGATCCTGGTATGTAAGCCTATACATTCTTCATCATCCTTTCAGCCAGCTTGTTTTATTTTCTCAATTCTCGCCTTTAAGCTCTCGATCAGCCGGTCCTGTGTCGCATTTTTATCCTCCAGTACCGCAATCACATCCTCATCGCGGCCGCCGACAATTGCCAGATGGTGTACTATGACCTTCTGCTTTTGCCCCTGCCGGTGCAGCCGTTTATTCGCCTGCTGGTACAGCTCCAGCGACCAATTCAGCCCAAACCAAACGACGTGATTTCCGCCGTCCTGGAGGTTAAGGCCATAGGCACAGGACGCTGGGTGCGCTAACAGGATATCAATCTGCCGATTGTTCCAGTCGGCTTCGTCCTGCGGGCCGTTCAGCCGGCGGACCCGAAGCCCAGTCTTCGCCAAAGCCTTCTCCAGCCGAGGTAAATCATGCCTGAAATTATAGAACACCAATGCCGGCTGCCCGTTCAACTGCTCGATAAGCTCCAGAAACGCCTCAATCTTGCAATCATGTATTTCAACCACATTTTGCTGACCGTCGTATACTGCCCCATTGCAAAGCTGTAGCAGTTTGTTTGAAAGTACGGCAGCCGTACCCGCGTCAATGGTTTTCTCATCAACCTCCAGTAAGGCCTGCCGCTCCATGGTGTTATACTGGTCTTGCGCCTTGGCATCAAGCATCACCGGGATATCGTTCACGACGACATCCGGCAGCTGCAGATAGTCTTCAGCCTTCATGCTGACGCATATATCCCCAATCAGCCGATGTATGACCTCATCTGCTCCGGGCTTCGGCGCGTAGCTGTATATAACATCACGGCTGCGCTGGGCCGGCTCAAAATACCGTTCCCGGAAGTGTGTTATATATTTGCCCAGGCGCTCGCCACTGTCAAGCAAATAGATTTGCGCCCAAAGGTCAAGCAGCCCGTTCGGGGCAGGCGTGCCGGTCAGCTCAACAATGCGGGTTATGTTCTTGCGGATCCATGTCAACGCCTTAAATCGCTTCGCCCGGTGATTCTTAAAACTGGATGATTCATCGATTACAACCATGTCAAAAGGCCATGCGTTTTGGTAGTAATCGACCAGCCACGGCACGTTTTCGCGGTTAATCACCCAAATATCTGCCGGCGTATTTAATGCCCGAACCCGCTTACTCCGACTACCCAAAACAGTAGAAAACCGTAGGTGTTTCAGGTGATCCCACTTGGAACCTTCTCGTTGCCATGTCGCCTCCGCAACCTTTTTCGGGGCGATTACCAGTACACGGGATACAGCGAACTGGTAATACAGCAGGTCATTAATTGCTGTGAGAGTGATGACTGTTTTTCCTAATCCCATATCCAAAAACAGGCCTAACGCAGGATCATCGATGACCCTTCCGATGCAATATGCCTGATAGGGATGGGGATTATATTTCATTTGGCATCACCTCTTTTTTTCAAAGTTTCAATAAACTCGTCAACTCCGGCTTTACTGTCAACAACCCAAACACTGAAACCTAAACCGGCAAGATAATTCAGCTGCTTTTCCTGCAAAGGGGTCGGTGTTTTCCCCGGGCCTTTTAATTCTACGAAAAACACTTTCCCGCCTGGTAAACATACCAGTCGATCCGGCACCCCGCTGTTACCAGGCGACACGAACTTATACGCTTTCCCGCCAAACCCTTTTACCGATTCCCGTAGATAAGTCTCGATGTCTTTTTCACAGTCGTGTGTTTTCGGCATATGTTAACCTCCTTCGGTAGCCACCACATATCTTGGAAAACACCGCGGCCTTTCGGTACATATTCTACACCAAGAATATGTCGCGCTTCCCTGAACTCGCTTTTTGTAAACCCAGCTCTTTTGACTTCTCTTCGTAATACATGGCAAGGAACCGCTTTAAGAATCCGACGGTTAAAATACTCAACCAATCATTTTTCATAGTCCTGCGCCTTCGACACGACATACCCCTCCTGAAAAAAGTAACGCTATAACATAACGCGCGTTATATACTTTATAATTAGGGCGTTAGGTAATATACGCTTTACCTAATTACCTAATTTTTTAGTTATATAGAAAGAGTGTTACATTGTTATTTTTGATTTGTAACGGTGTCTGTAACCGCTGAATATCCTCTTTGGACTCCGTAGTCTTTACCGAAACGTCTTGGTTTTTTGTCTTTTTTCCACCCCTCGATGTTGTCCAGAACACTGTTGATCTCACGTGTGTCTGATTGTTTCATCCATCGGATGTCGTTGCCAAAGCATTCACACCATATCTCAACGGCGCATACTTTATCGCGCTTTTTGACTTCCTGCTGCGGCTGGCCGAAGGTTCCTCCCCAATATATACGCCGTTCGTTTATCGAACGCTTGTCCCAATCAACGGGTATCGGGCGCTCGAGAAATTCGCGTATAATCCCCTCCTTACCGCTGGTCACTTTATGCGATTGCACTTCAGAAGCCCATAAATCCTTAGCTTCTCCCTGCAGGTCTAAAAACTCGCCCAGCTGCCAGACGACAAAGGCCTCCGCCCATATCTGCGGCACTTCGGCTTCTAATTCGTTGAACACGCTTTTTTTAACCGGATGGATACCGACGTCCACCGGCCAAAACCGGCGTTCGCCTGTAGCGTCGCGGAGGAATTCGTCGTCGTTGGTCGTGCCGAAGAACACGCATCGGCGGGGATATAAATCGGAGCGACGTCCGTAAGGTACGCGGAATATGTCTTCTGTCTTTGATAGAAATTGTTTTACCGCACTCATTTCGGATTTGCTTAGCCCGTTTAGTTCGCTAAGCTCGTTAATCCATATACCTTGGATCATCTCGCAGGCTTCTTTTCCTTCAAAGGTTAAAAGGCTATCCGAGAACCACCTCCCGCCGAGCAGACGCAAGAAGGTGCTTTTACCGATGCCCTGGGGCCCCGATAGTATGGGCATACAGTCGTACTTGACGCCAGGCTGCATAGCACGAGCGACGGCAGCGGTAAGGCTCTTACGGGTAACCTGACAGGTGTATACGTTGTCCTCGGCCCCAAGGTAATCGATAAGGAGGGTATCAAGACGAGGTACCCCGTCCCACTTAAGAGAAGCCAGGTAGTTTTGCACGTCGTTAAAACGGTTTTTGAAGCTGATCAGAGCTACGGCGTTGAGTATCTTATCCTTGCCGGTAATGCCGTATACCTTCTCGATGTACCATTGCACGCCGGCATCATCGGTGTCCGACCAGACGCGGCGTTCGGCCCTCTCATCCCACGGCAGAGGACCCAGGACAGCCCCGCGGTTAGCGAACTCGTCAAGCCCAAACTTGCCTTTCAAGAGCGGGTCATGGTCCAGGATGATACGGACGTTGTCCGTCGTCTTGGCAGGAGCGCCGGTAGTAGGTGAGATGGTTAATAAGGTCATCCAGTTGGCGTCTGCGTCCAGCGGCGTGTCGAAGGCCTTGGTGGCCTTCTCGTACCGCTCCTGGTTAAGCAGGGCGGATACCGCCGGATCAGCGATCGCAAATTTACTCATCTCCACATACGAAGGCAATTTATTGACGGGCGTGTCCGGCTTTGCATCGTCGTCAAGGTCGCCGAATTTATGGATGCGGACCAGGTCGAACGCGTTGACCAGCTTGCTGCCGCATGGGTCAGTGGCATGGTGGGAGTAAAGGAATTTACCGTTGTCGTAAATTATTGCGCCGCCGGTCGTGCTGCCTTTGGCATAGGTCCAGCGGCTACCGTCGCTGTCGTCACATGGTATATAGGTGCCGGGGATCAGCTCGTCCAACGCGCGGTAGATGTCGTAGACGCGGCAAAAGGCTCCGATAACACCCTGTTTTTCGGTTGGGTCTTCCTGTTTGGCGGCCGTTTGAGTGCGGCGCTGCTGTGCGCCTGGCACCTCCGGCCACTCCGCCACATCACGCCAATTGGTGTACATCGCCAGTACGCCGTCGGCATCAATCATCGGTCGGTCGTCGTAGATGTATATGTACTGGCTGTCGGCACAGCAGCTCGGCCAGTACATCAGCCTGGATGCCTCGAAGGTAGAGGGGTCGAACATGGCCATTGTAGGGTCAATCAGCTGCGCCAGCTTGCGCGCAATCGGCTCGTATTCGTCTGCGGTGACTGTGCGAGATAGCGGCATCAGGACACGAAGGCGTGGGCCGGCATCGGCGTGCTTGCGCGTTGAGTAGATGCAGTACCCGCAAGTCAGACCAGCGATACGCCGCAGCGCGTCCTGCGTGCCGCCAGGAGAGATGTTGTCAAGGTCAAGGGTAATAACATCCCGCCCGGTCACGTTGCCCGCCTTGCGGCGGTTGTCTTTAAGAGTCCCGGCGACATACCCACCGCGATCTTTCAAATCATCTTGAACGGACTTAGGTTTTGAAAGATATTCAGCGAGGGTTTCAGGGCTTCGCAAAGGGGTTTTGAGTCTTTCGACTAATTCAGACCATAATAGAGTTTCTTCCGCCCATTTGATGGCCTTTCTGCTTCCGGCGGTGCTAATCTTTATTATGCGGTCATGTATGAACGCCATATCTGATACCTCCACGCGCGGCTTGCTTTCTTACCCGATATTTTAGGCGGTCATAAGGAATGCTGGTTTTCTCGGCGTACACCGCAATTGTAATTCTGCCAAATTCGGTTTCAATAAAATGGTTTGCCCGGGTGTTTCGGTTCTGGGTTTTCTTATCTACCCATCGGCAGTTTTCAGGACAATACGATCCGTCGTGGTCGATGCGGTCTATTTCCAACCCCGCGGCGCATGAGGGGCCCATATCATTCCAAAAAGCTTCAAAGCTATTTGCCCAGGCGTCGCAGATGGTAATTCCCCGTCCCCCATAATCGGCATATGATTTTACGTTAGGATTCAAACAACAGGATTTCATGTTTTTCCAGATCCTATAGGGCCTCGTTTCTGCCATCCCGTGTTTTCTAGACCTTTCAATAAACTGCTCTAGCTTTAAGCACCCGCAGCTTTTAGATGCTCCACGACGTAAATCTTGGCCACGGGTAATAATTTTTGTTCCACAGTCGCAGGTGCATTCCCATAGAGTCAAACCGCTATTGTCCTTGCCGGCATAACATATAACTGACAGGCGACCAAAGCGCTGACCCGTCATATCAATAAATTTAGCCACGGAAAAACCCCTTTTATTCTTTTTTGTAAAACACATCCATCCACCCGTCTGCTTTAAGCGGCAATCCGGGAGCCCAGTCTATTGGTTGACTCATAATTTCGCATACTTGGTTAAGGTCCGCCCGATCTACGGGCGCTTCAATCACGATTTCATCGTGAACATGAAACACCACTGGGAAACCTGTTGCCTCCAGTCGTTCAATGTTGACGGCCAAACAGTCCCGGGCGATAGCCTGGACAATGTTCTCCACGAGCTTCCCGCCGTAGGTTTCTTGCTTGTTCCATTTGCCTTGGGTTACGCCCCAGTACCTGATGCTTTCGCGGCCTCGGTCGTTTGGCGCCAAAAACGGCTTTACATAATACAGCTTGCGCCCGCTTGGCAGGGTAATGGTCATGAAGTATTGTCCGGACGCGTCGCCCTCCATGGCAAATATTAGCCCATTTACGCCCTGGGGCTGCCCTGTTCTGACGGTTTCAACGGCGGCACGCTCCACGGCATACCACAGGTCAACGATACGCCTGTTTGCCTGACGCCATCTTGATACTATCTCCGGCAGCTCCTCCTCGGTCAGCCCCTGCTGGAGTGCGCCCATTTTAATCAGCGCGAGTGTTCCACCCTGATACCCAAGCGCTAAAGTGGCAACCTTGCCTTTCTGACGAAGATCATATTCAGGGTTGCCCTTTACGATCTTTTCAATCGGCACGCCGAACATATGAGCCGCGCACGCTTCGTAGATTTTGCCGTGTGTCCGGAAGACCTCCAGCACCCATTCTTCCCCTGCCAGCCACGCGATTACGCGCGCTTCGATTGCCGAGAAGTCGGCATCCAGCAGGACACTTCCAGGTGGCGCTACCAACGCGGTACGTATGAGTTGTGAGAGCGTATCCGGTATATTGCCGTAAATTAAATCCAGCATATCGAGATCGCCGCGCTTAATTAGGTCACGAGCAAGAGACAGAGACGGTAAAAATGTTTTTGGAAGGTTTTGCGGCTGCACAATGCGCCCGGCCCATCGGCCTGTCCGGTTAGCTCCGTAAAACTGCAGCAGTCCTCGAAGCCTACCGTCTTCACATACGGCGTTCTCCATTGCCGTATACTTTTTAATACTTGCCTTACCGAGCAGCTGTCGGATCTCCAGCATACGCCGAGCTTTATCATTATCCAGATCACCCTCTAGCAGTGCAGCGACTGTCTCCTTGCGCAGGTTAGGTACATCTTCATCCAGTTCCTCTTCCAGCCATTTAGACAGCTGAGCTACGCTGTTTGGATTATCCAGCCCTGCAATTTTAATAGCCTCCGCTTTTAGTTTGGCTGTAGTTTCCGAAGCACACCATATAGCACCGCGTACCAGATCCATATCCACCGCTACGCCTCGGGCGTTAATAATCTGATCTGTAACCCATTGTTGTTGTATCGCATCCGGAACAGGATAGAGCGATAACCGACGTTCTATTTCCATTTCGGTGATGACGTCTTGACGGCAGTATTCTTTAAACAATTGCCAGCGTTCCGGTTCATGTTGGGGAAGCGTACGGGTGCGGTTGCCGTTGCTCTTGGACGGTTTACAGGGTACGCAGAATGTGCGGATAAGGGATAAGCCGGTTGATTTCTTACGCTTGTCCTGGGGCAGTCCTAACGCTTCACCGGTTGCTTTTAGACCAGCGGTATATCCGCAGTACAAGCTGTGCAGCATGGTGCACCGCCACTGCTTTAACCATTCATTGGGACCACGAAGTCGGAAATACTTACTTAGGCAATACCACTCAAAGGCGGCATTGTATGCGTGCTTAATGCAGTGCGGGTCAAACAGCAGGTTTACAATCTCTGCCGGGATGGTTTCTCCAGCCATGAGGTCAACCACCTTTACAGGTGCACCGTTTACGGAGTAACCGAATAATAAGATTTGGAAGTCGCTGGCCTGTACATATGCATACAGGCCAGCTTTTTCAATGTCCACGGATGAGAACGTTTCAATGTCTATGTTTAAATGGTTCATTCCCCCAGCCCCTTAAAATGGAACGCTTTGAGGAATCATCGGCTGCCCGGTAATTGGATCAACGGACTGCTGGTATTGAGGCGGTGCGGGATATTGCGGCTGCTGATATGTTTGCGGCTGCGTGTATGCAGGCGCGGTTGGCTGTGCGGGATAATTAGACGCACTTCCACCAAAGGCATCGGCCGCGCTTATCCGTCCGCCGAGAGGCTCGCCGTCACGTGTTTTTTGGACGGGCCCGAGCCCGCAGCCTACGCCGCGCTTTCCTGCGCTGTTGTATGGGAAGAAATTGATGTTGACGCGGGCATACATTCCGGAATATACTTCCGTAGCGTCTATGATGGGGTTGAGGTTTAAATCCACCACTTCCGGACGGAGTTTGCTGGACGCCGTCATGACCCAATGCCCTTTACACTCAGGGCCAAACGGCTCTCCGTTCGGGCGCACGCCGTCCCCGTCATAAATCGGGATTGCCACTTGAGGGGGCCTTACTCCGTTCCACTTGCTGTTGATGCCTTCTTGTACCGCGGCTTGAATTGCCGCATCAATACGCTGCTTAGTCGCGACATCAGATTTCGGAATAAGCAATGTAGCACTGTACTTTTCCTCCGCCCCGGGCTGGTTCGCGTAGGGTTTCATCAAATGTTCATAACTGATACGTACTTCTCCGGTTGTCACCATTGTCGGTTTGTTAGTTGCCATCTTTACATTCCTCCGTTTTTTAATTAGCAAATACTTCTTCGGCTGTCGGTTTGTTGGCTATCGCTTCACGTTTGTCGGTTTCGGGTGCAAGTGTCGGTTTTCCGGGCGGCTTGATGACGTGTCCGGTTAACAGCTCTTCGAATTGTTTTTTGCCGAGTAGCTTTTCAACCGCAGTAAGGGTAATCGGTTTACGCTCATACAATACTGCTTCATCAATTCCATTCGATTTAAGGACCTCAAAGGCTTTGTCGACATCTTCGAATTGTCTGTTGCTTCGACCTTCAACTGCTTTCCATCCGGGGATTGTGCCGCCGGCAAGTAAGGTTGACAGAGCGTATTCTTCGAGGTCGGACACCCAGGCCTTGAGTGTCTGAGCTCTGGTAAGTATGTCGCCTACTTCTTCATCGGTAAGCAGAGGAGGAAGAGCATTGCCGAATGCTTCTAAGGCGGTCATGGTATCCGAACGGGCGCGACATTGCGCTTTCGCCCGGCAGAACCTGCACCAATCGCCTGCGCGGTATTCTCCCTCACCGTTAAACGCTTTTTGGGCCAGAGGCTTTACCACAAATTCACCCCAGTTGTTTAGAACGTCCTTTGTCATGACCGATTTGCTGGATGCCTCATCGCGTCTCGGTTGAAAGATATGCACGTGTACGGTTCGGATGTCATAAAACATTTGGTAGATCCTAATCGCACCTAAAGCATATAGCTGCATTTGTAGATTACCCTCTGCGCTGACCGGCACGCCTTGTCCGTATTTGTAGTCAACCACATGCAGATCGTTACCGTGGATTATAATGCAGTCGGACGTCCCGAAGCCTTCGGGAACGATGTGAGAAAAATCTAGTTTAACCTCGACGCCTATATACGGCTTGCTGGAAAAGCTGTGCACGATACCTTTTATGTAATCCAGGTATTCGTCTGCGTGCTTTAGCATTTCTGGCGAATATAACGGATCTTCCTGAAGTTTTTTCAGACGATTATTAAAGACCTTCGGACCCATAGGGTCAAGAAAATGCTTGCGCAATTTTAGTTCGGCAATGGCGTGCGCTAAAGAGCCTTCGGCGGCATAGTCGCTTCCGGTATCGGGAAACTGCGCTTCCAGCCGTGCGGAAGGTGTACAATTCATCCACCGCTCGGCGCCAGACGCGGATAGCAAAGCGTGTTGTCCTGGCATTAGATCTTTGCCCCCATTTCGCGCAGTTTGGTTGCGAATTCTCCATACCGTTCTGCAGGAAGCTCCTGCATTGAGCGAATTGAGAACGATTGTAGAAGAGCCTGCAGCTGAGGCAGCTTGCCGGCGTCACGCAGCGTTGCAGCCGCCTGTGCGAGCTGGTCAAGGGTATATGCTGGAGCGGGTGTCGTAGGTACGGGTGTAGCAGTAGGCACAACGGGGGCAGATGTCGCAGGTACGGGCACCGGCTGTTGGCCTGTAGGTGCCACCGCTTGAGGTTGTGGGGCTATATATGTGGTGGGCGGGGTTGCAGGAGCCTGGACTTGGACAGGTCCTCCCTGCGAAAAAACCGGAGTCGGTGTCTGAGCCTGAGCAAGTGTTTGCTCTTTGGTGGTTGCGTTCCGGAGGGCTTCAGCAAGGTTGTTTATGGCCCCGACAAGCGCCGGAGCCTCAATAGTGATGGTAAAGTTACTCATGATCATCTCTCCTGTTCTTAATATCATCAGCATCACTGCCGCAGTGGGGGCACTTATTACCGATAATGTCAATACTGCCGCAGACAGGGCAATATTTCATGTTACCCCTTCTTCTATCAACTTTTTCAGCTCGTCGATCTTTTCGAAAATACGTGCTGCCTGCTCCTGAGGAAAATCTTCAAACACGACACGTCTCACCCGTTCGAGCATATCTACAACAGGGATGGCTGCGTCGTATTTTCGAAGGATTATTCTCTCCTCGTCAGTAAAAAATTCGAGAGGATCGCCCTCCTGAATCATAAAAGCTCGGCGGAGCTCCCTCGGGATAACAACACGCCCGAGGTCGTCGATTCGTCTGACAATACCGGTTGCTCTCATACCTTGCGTACCTCCTCGGAATAGAATTTATAGGCGCTTTCCAGGTCGGGAAAATATCTTCCCTGCCACCAGTCCGAGGCTCCCGGTTTATGCTGCAGCGGAACTACGAAGGGCGAGCAGCCGTTTGCCGGCCGGACGATCAGCGCGGTATCTCCTGAACGGGCCAGTACGATGCAGAGCTCT